AAAACTCCCTTCCCTTTTCCATATTGTCTTGATGCACCTTATACATCCAATTCGTAAATCCGTACTTCTTTCCCCTATTTCCTTTATGGTAGTGGGCGTACCATGTCTTTTTGTTCACAATCAACCGTCCTCCACCCAGCCACGTCTTATTCCCTATTTCTTGTGCCTCCTGAGTGAACGGACCGTACTTCTCCGTCTCAAGTGGTCCGAGCCAATCCCAATGCTTCCGACTCATAAACCAACAACTCCCTTGCCAACTCATCGTATCGTCAATAAGAATATCTTTTCTGGCGTCATGCCGTTCCTTCCACTCAGCCCCATGTAACCCTGATGCCTTGTCATAGGCAAACTGGAAGGGGTAAGCAAGAAACATATAGTCTACGGGTCTCCTACGGTCATGAAGGACACTCCACGACTCCCATGCGAGCCTGTACCGTCGTGGAACGACCACCCAGTTATCCTCACAATCGGCTAATAGTTTCTCGTCATAGTCCTGATCCATCATACAATGCTCATCTATCTTCATGAGATGGTCTCCGTGAGATTGTGCGACGCCGTAATTGATGGATTCTCGCATCCCTTTGTTCTTGGTGAGTTCACCATGAGAGAGAACAATAACTCGTGGATCTGGTTTGAGATCTGAAGGTGGGGGAATTCCGTCAAAGACAACAACGACTTCTACATCATGTTTGGCTTTGGTGAGACATTCTTCAACGGTTTTTTGGAGAAATTCAGGGCTACGTGAGGGTATGATGACTGACAGCATAGGTTTTTCCTTTAGCCCATTTGTTAATAGTTGTATCCGTTTTCGCCTCGCTCTGATGATGGAGGAATCTTCGCTGTGATCTCCCGATCCATATCCTGATTCCTGAGCGCATTGATTGCCTGTTGTTTGTCAAATTCGTATCTCATCTCCTGTTCTGAGAGTGGAATGGGTTTCTCACGACTTTCCTTATAGTCGATGATGACGCCCCGCGCCCATATTTCGTGCATTTCTGTTGGAATCCCATGCGTGGTTGACGTCGGATCTGCACTCATATCGACGGAACCCGTTAAATCTGTAATTGCTGACGGAAGGGTATTTACCCACATTTTGAGACCAGATGTAACATCAATAATTGAACCTGTAAGAAGATAGAGTGCCTTCCTAGAGAGGGAATAGAAGCAATACCCTTGATAGTTGGAGAAGTGATCGACTATCTCCGTCTCCGTCATCGCCCAGTTATAGTCTGTTACGGGTCGTTCTGCCAGTTTGAGCCAGTTCGTTCCGTCAAGTTTCGCTTCCACCCGCTTGATTTTAGAGAGGATGTCTGAAGGAAACGCGTATTCCCGTTGGTCTTTAACAAGATTGGTTGTTTGAGGAATAAGAAGGATATCTTCATCAGCCTTGAGGATGGCTTGTGCAATCTCAATCTGCCGAACTTTCATAAGAGCCTTGATATCCGTATCGGAGAACGTCGTACTATTTGTGCGGGTTTTGAATCTTATATATGCAGCAAATTCCGTACTTGTCATATAACCATTATAACATGAGTAGTGAAATCAACAAGCACTAACCTGAGTAGGACATAGAGGGACTGACAGATTTAGAGTTAGAAGCGCTGGGAGATATGGATGCTGATGGACTAATGGACTTGGAATTAGATGCGCTAGGACTGATAGACTTAGACGCACTTGCACTCGGACTGATAGACGTTGAATTTGAGGCAGATGGAGAGACTGACGTACTTGGACTAATAGACTTAGACGATGAAGCCGATGGACTGACTGAAACCGATTTGCTTGCAGAGGGTGAACGTGATGTACTTGGCGATATAGACTTAGATCCCGATGCTGAGGGGGATATTGATTTAGAATTTGACGCCGATGGCGATCGAGATGATGATGGCGAAACACTTGCCGATTCGTGAATTGCCTCGTTTGCGTTATAGAGATCGGCAAAATACTTGAAGTATCGGACTAAATCCTTATTGCCATGCATCTCCCGTATTTTAGGGTATCGTAATGTAGCCATATATTTATTGCGTCACCTTAGCTCCCAGTCGAATACGATGCCGATGCCGATGGACTCACCGATGCCGATGGACTGATTGACGTACTCGCTGATGCTGACGGTGATCTCGATGTTGACGGCGATCTCGATGAACTCGGACTCAAGGACTTCGATGCTGACGCTGACGGCGAAATTGACTTAGAACTAGACGCTGATGGACTTGTTGAACTTGACGGCGATTCGCTAGCTGAGGCATTAGCCAGATAATTAGCGTTTATCGTATCTACTAAATAATGGATATATCTCATTAAATCCCGGTTCCCATGAGCCACGTAGGACTTCGGATACACGAATGCCGTATAGTTCATAATGCCTCCCTATTAAAATGTTTATCCAAGCGCAAGCCAACGTACCTGCTCACTTGCATAGCAGATGTCGGTATCAAGACCGACAGTAAAGCCATGCTCAGCCACAGTTATTCCTGTGGTTGTGAGATTGCTCCATGTTCCGGCTGCAACCCGCTTTACAGCGTGCGCTGCGGTCATCCCATAGAACCATTCTTCCCTGTCTCCGGAGGTCTCATTGACCACCAAGACATACCGTGGCTTGAAGCCACAGGTAATCGTGAATGCTGCAACCGTTCCTGTATCAATATAGGAACCTGTTGCCACATTCGATACGCTTCCCGGCGCTTTAGACTGTGTTGATGTTATAGCCATATGCCTCCTTATGCGCTAACTGCGTGCTGAATATCTACCAACTTCGTGTCGTCCAGCACCTTAGCGACATACGTTAATTTCCATCCACTCGTTGTCCTCTGATCTAGCGGGTCTGCTGTCCCTGCTGAACCAAGGGGCTTGACGATATTCTTGAGCGTCTGCCCTGAGATTCTCGTCTGTGCGTATGCGTTCTGCGCTATGATCAGCGTCGAGTAGACGTTGATTCCATTGGCGCCTCCACCTGTCCGCACTTTTGCGTTCGTGGATTCGAGGAACCGAATACCCGCGCACGCTCCGACTTCATTCTCCATGACATCGCCCTTATTCGGATACTTCTCAACGGGTGTCCAGTCCTCTGCATCGTCTAGATCATAGACGGTTCGAGGATGAACAATCCCGATAAATGCACGATTCAATGGAGTCGTGTTGTATCCTGTTGACGGATTGATCATGGATGTGATCGGCTTTGCGTTCGCTACTTTAAGAGTCCGAACTGCCTCCCGACACTCATCCCGATCCAGCAACATTCCCGTATCTACGGTAATTGTTGATGTCGCTGCATCCGCCCATTGCTTTGTGCTTGTGGCACATACAATATCCCGGCAGAGTTGATCGAGGCTGTCCCCAACCTGCTCTCCAAGAATGTCTGCGGTCTCCGTAAGAATGGGATCGTATGTTTCTACTAATACTTTATCTGTCAAGGTCACATAATCACCATAGTAGAGGACTGTGGCGGTAATGTCCGTTACAGACAATTGCTTCCCTGATGGAGTAACCCCTTCAGTAAGCGGGTCCGTTTGTGCGGTCAAAAGACCGTATTTGCGGAATTTAATAACATCTGTCCCACCTCCAGCCGGAATATCACGCACCTGCGCGAACCGGTTATAAATGAAAGCGGGAACAGCTTTTTCCAAAAGAGTCCTGTCGTAGAAGTTATTTACTTCTGCCGGAATCTCTGTTCTGGTTGTAACTGTGTCTGCCATAATAGACTCCTTATAAGGCTAACTAAACCCTTCTAATGAATTTATAAAAAAAAGATGCCTCCACAAGGGATAGCATCAGGTTTTCTGTTAGCTAATTAAAGTATAGAGAGTATATGAGAGGATGTCAAGTTACTATAGTTGTTCAGCTACACTTCTTCCTGTCTCAGGATCAATCCGGTCAATGAGGATATTGCTTCCTGCTTGTGATGTCTGGTTGAATTTGTCCTGTATAACTTGTGCGATCTGTTCAGGAACCTCAACATACATCCCTTTAGGAACTAAGAACATATACCCATTCAAAGTAACTGGTTGAACAGCACCTGAAACATGACGTTGTTCCTGTCGTTTTGTCGCCTGATTATATGTCGTCTTAATTACACCCTGTATTTCCTTCCCCTCTAATGGGACAAGTATCCGTACTTTCGGCTGGGCTTCAAGTTTTACCCGCATAGCCTCTGCTTTATTCAACCAATGCTTCTCGCTTTTCTTTTCTTCTTTTGGGTTCATGGGAGGATTGATGTTTGTGACGGGCTGTGCTACTCCTTTAATGCTTTCCATCGCAGCTAATACTTGTCGCTTTGAGATAAACGCATCCACATCCTTTACTCCGAGTGCTGTTGCTTCTACTTTGAGTTCTTTGAGAGTTTTTTCCATGATATCCATATACCTCCTACTGACCTTGACGGCCTAAAACTGATGCTTTTTGTGCTTCGAATTCTTCTTTTGTGGCGCTGTGCCAATCTTTTCCTACGGGTGTGGTTCGGACACTACTACCTCCTGCTTTTGTTTCGGCAACTTTCTTTTGTGCTTCCCGTTCCTGTTGCGCTCCTAACTTAATCAAATCATCCCCAGCTACCATTTTGGCAATACGGTCTACGGGAATGTTCTTGTACGCGGGATGGTTCATGTGCTTAATAATGGTATCCCGATATTTAGAGAATTCAGGTTTAGCGGCGATAAAGTTTGTCGCTTCTATAATGTTTGCCTGTTCCTCCATCCTTTTCTGAACGGGATTGAGCTGACGTGCAACGACCTTACTAATGGCTGCCTCATCTTCGGGAGCAACTTCATCTGGTTCTTCTTTGGATTCTGGTTTGGGTTCAGGAGTCGGTTCAGGAGTTCGTGTCTCCGGTTCTAGGGGTTTTTCTTCTTCTGGTTTTACTTCAGGTTTTTCCTCCACAGGAGGTTCAACTGGAGTTTCAACTGGTTTTTCTTCTGGTGCTTTTGAGGGTTCGTCCATATCGGTTTTTCCGTTAGATTTATAATAAGCTGTTTTTATTACAATGTCAAGTCGATTGTTTTCGGAGATCTTCAAGCTGTTCCAGCGTATAGAATGGGTCCATACTTGGTTGTCCTCCCTCCGATGACTCTAGTTGTT